GTCAACCCTTGACCCGTTAACCGTTGACGCATGGCTACTAGCCAACCCTGCAATCGGGCACACACTAAGCGTCAAAGTGTTGGAAGCCGAAGCCGAGCAACCAAATCGCAACGCGTTTCTACGTTCAAGCGTCAACTTGTGGACAGCCAGCGCCAACGGCTGGCTACAGCCCGGCGTTTGGGAAAACCTTAAAACCGATCTACCAATGCCAGCCGGCGGCGTACTAGCAATCGAGCAATCACAAGACGAATGCAGATTTGTTGGCGTGCGTGCAGCCATAAACGCAAACGGCCACATACAGGTCTGCCAACAATTTGTCAAAGACACACTTGCCGAATGTTGGGCGGCAGTTGAGGAAATTTGCAAAGACACGACAACTCGTTTGCTGATAACGCCTGCGTTTGAAATGACAATGCCACAAAAATTTGCGTACCGATCATCAATGGTCGGCAACCGTGAATTAATGCGCTGGACAGTCGTAGCCCGACAAGCAATCGTTGAAGGGCGCGTTAGGCACGACGGGTCATCGTTATTAACTCAACACGTAGATCGAGCGGTAGCCGTAAAAAATCAGGGTGCGTTAACTTTGTCGTCGTTACGATCACCCGGCCCTATCGAATTGACGCGCTGTTTAGTGTTTGCTATTGCGATGGTTAACAAGCCAGTTGCGTTAGGTAAACCGATGATCGTAACGGCGAGTCGCTAACGTATTGTCGGGCGGCCGCTGATACCTTACTTTCTCGGTTACGGTTTGGCGGTCGCCTATACACAACGCACAAATAGTTTGGTGGCATACTTAGCGCATGGGCATTTTTAACCGCACCGTCAACAAAGCCGCAATATCACCGCAACCAACTAAAGCGGCCGCAGCCGGAAGCGCAAACTACATGAGCAACGGCGGTTTAGGTTCGCAAATGATTGGCCAGTATTACTCGTACGTTGAGGGCACGGCACGTAATCGTGCGATGAGTGTGCCGACAATTAGTCGAGCGCGCGATCTTATGGCCAGCGTCATTGGCTGCATGAATTTGAAAATGTATAACGAAATTTGGAACGGCGAGGAAATGGAAAAGTTGCCGTTAGCGCCGCGCACTTGGTTGCGACGCATCGACCCAACGTTGCCAAACAATTTTATTTTGTCGTGGACATTTGACGACCTATTTTTTTATGGTCGCGCATTTTGGTACATAACAAGTCGCACGGCCGACGGATATCCGGCTTCGTTCACTCGACTACCAACCGCGATGATTAACACACTTGATCAGGCTGGCCCGGTGTGGTTTGCGCCATCAAAACAAATTCAATTTCAAGGCGGCGAATTAAACCCGAACGACGTCGTGCAATTCTTGTCGCCAATACAAGGCATCATTTACATGAGCGAGCAAGCGGTTGCAACAGCGCTAAAACTTGAAGCCGCGCGCTACCGCAACTCGAGCAGCGCAATACCAGCCGGCATTTTGCGACAGACAGGTGGCGAGCCGTTAAGCGCACAAGAATTAGCCGACTTAGCAGCAAGTTTCAATTTGGCACGCGAATCGAACCAAACAGCCGCGCTAAACGAATTTGTTACATACACCGAAACATTGACCAGCCCCGACAAAATGTTGCTGATTGATAGCGCTGAATTTCAAGCAATGGAAATGGCACGGCTATGCAACATACCGCCATACCTTGCAGGCATCAGCGTCGGTTCATACTCGTACCAGTCAAGCGCCGAATCACGCATGGACTTGTGGACATTCGGCGTACGCGCTTACGCCGATTGCATCGCTGGCACACTCAGCCAAAACAACGTGCTACCAAACGGCACATACGTGGAATTTGACGTAGAGCAATACCTAACCGGTGAATACTCAATGGGCGACGATCGAGATACACAAACAGAAATAACAGAAAGAGTAGAGTTACCGTCATGATCCGATTAACCCCTTCACAGATCACGGTTGATGCAGCGGCGGCAGAGGGCTTGCCGTCGCGCTCAATCTCAGGCGTAGCCGTCACCTACGACGAAACAGCCACAGTTTTAGACGGCACAAAAGTGCGGTTTTTGCAAGGGTCGTTGCCAGTCACGGGCCGCGACCCGAAACTTTATATGCAACACGACCCAAACCAAATCGTTGGCAAAGTAGTTGAGCGCGTGGACACGCCGCAAGGCATGATGTTTACAGCCAAAATCAGTAGCACTCGACTAGGCGACGAAGCATTAACTTTGGCTAATGACGGCGTAATTGACGCAGTATCGGTCGGCGTAACACCAACAAAATTTAGTTACGACGACAAAGGCGTAATGATCGTCGAATCGGCTAACTGGTCGGAATTGTCGCTAGTAAGCGAAGGTGCATTTAGCGGCGCGGTCATAACCGAAGTTGCGGCCAGCGCACCCGACGAGTTAGCCGTTGAGAGTATCCACGAAACCGACCCAACAGTAGAGTTAATATCAGATCAAGAGACAACAAAGGAAACAGACATGACCGACAAAAACGAAACACAAGTAGTTGAAGCCGCACAAGAAACAACCGAAAAATTGTGGGCGCAACCAAAACGTAAATTTAATTTGCCAACACCCGGCGAATACATGGCCGCAATGCACATCGGTGGCGAAACATTCCGCAACGTTGCAGCAGCAGCACAAGAATTTGCCAAAGCAAATCAATCAGCATTGCAAGCAGCCGCAGGTGACGTCACAACCGGCGATACAGCCGGTTTGCTGCCCGTTCCAGTTTTAGCACCTGTTTTTGCTGATCTAAACTACAATCGACCAGTCGTCGCAGCAATCGGCGCTCGAGCAATGCCAGACGGCGGCAACAGCAAAACATTTATCCGACCAACATGGACAACACACCCAAGCGTCGCAGCACAATCATCAGAATTAAGCGGCGCATCAGCAACCACACCTGTGATTGCTTCAAACGTTGTTACAAAAACAACGCTTGCAGGTCAAGTCACATTGTCGGTGCAAGACATTGACTTTACGTCACCAGGTGCAATGCAAATTATTTTGCAAGACCTAGTTGGTCAATACATGTTTGCCAGCGACAATGTTGCAGCCGACGCAATCGTTGCAGGCGTAGCAGCAAACCCGGGCACATGGACTTACAACGCAACTGACCCATCGTCGTTAATCAACGCGGTTTATCAGGCTGCATTCAAAATGTTGAACGCAACAAACTTCTTGCCTGATCACATTTTCGTTGCACCGGGCGTTTGGGAATTGTTGGGCAGCCAGTTAGACGCAGACAAACGACCAGTATTCCCGTACACCGCAGTTTCCGGTTTAATGGGCGTCAACGCAATGGGCGCAGCAAACGTAACCGTCGCAAACACATTCAACCCATTCGGTTTGAACTTGGTTGCCGACCGAAACTTTGCAGCCGGCACAATGGTCGTAGCACGCGGCGCAGCATGCGAGTTCTACGAACAAGTACGCGGCATCATGTCAGTCGAAGTACCGGGCACGTTGGGTCGCACATTTAGTTACTACGGCTACGTAGCAACATTTATTGCTGACGCCGACATGGTGCAACGAATTATCGTCGCCTAGTCATAAGCGGACAAACCGCTTATGGCGACCTATCTAACAGCCAGTAAACAGTTACTAGATAACTACGCTTGCATATCTACGCTCGAGCCGACCGACATACAAGTTGGCGACAGCGTAGTAGTCGGGTCGTTAGGCGCACCGTTTAACGGCACATTTACCGTGTTGGCTTGCCCACAATACAAATACACGGGCACAGACAGCACAACAGGCGAATGGTTTTTTGACGAAACAATTGCTATACCAAACCAAATATTGTTTGCTTGCACAGGTGCAGACGTAGATTTTGTTGCGATTTACACCGGCACAGTTTCAATAACTTTGACTTGCACGTGGATAACGGCAACAGACATCGAAGACTGGATAGGCATAGGCACAGCAACCGCAGGCGACACAACATTTTTGACCATTTGTGCAGCGGCCGCTAACGCATTTTGTTTTCGTCGCAGGCAGGAAGTCGGCTACGCCGATTCCCTAACGACCGTGCCAAGCCAAGACGTAAAACTAGGCACAATTATGTATGGTGGCTCGTTGTACCGTCAGCGCGGCTCAATAACCGATTTTGCGTCGTTTGACGGCATGTCAACCGGCTCGACTAGCGGCTTGTCGCCATTGGTCAAACAATTGTTAGGGGTCGATAGACCACAGGTCGCCTAATGCCAGTCGCGTTTACCGATTTGTTTAACGAGGCGCTAGACGATTTAACAGCCACGCTGACAGCCGTTAGCGGCCTACAGGTAGTGAATGACCCAAGATCGCTCGTTCCGCCGTGCGTGTTCATTGACGCACCATCATTCGACGCGTTCAATTACAACATCGTCAAACTAATGTTTCCAGTCAAAATCATCACGCTTGGCCCAGCAAACCTAGACGCCCAACGATCATTATTAAACATCATGTCAAAAGTGCTTGCCGCCAACATTGCCGTAACCGACGGCAGACCCATCACTACAATCATTGGTGGCGTCGAATATCCAAGTTACGAAGTAACCGCAAACGTTCAAGCGCAAACAGCATAGGAAACCAACATGGCAAACTACATAGTTACATCAACAAGACTGGCAGGTTTTGAGCCGGGCGACATAGTAACCGACGCCGATTTAGACGGCTCGAGCATTGAAGCCCTAATTGAAGGCGGTCATCTATCCACGCAGACCGCCAAAAAATCTGCTAAAACTAAAGACACAGACGAAAAGGAATAGATCATGGCGACAAGTGTTTATCTCAGCAACCCGGTTGTAACCATTAACAGCGTTGATTTGCGCGACCAATGCACAAGCGCAACAATCAACTACGTTTACGAGCAACTGGAAACTACAGCGTTTGGTGACACCGCACGAAAATTTGGTGGTTCAACAATCACGTCATTGCAAAACAACAGCATTGAAGTTGAACTTTACCAATCGTATGCAGGGTCAGAAACAGAAGCCACAATCTACGGTTTGGTTGGTATCACAACAAACGTTGTAATCGCACCATCAACAGGCAACGCATCAGCAACAAACCCGACTTACACGCTGACCGGTTGCTATCTCGAGTCGCACACACCAATCAACGCATCACTTGGCGAACTCTCAACTATCACGCTGACGTTTACAGGCGGCGTACTTACTAAAGCGGTCGCATGATCGCGCGGCATTGGCCGCTGAAAACTAACAAAACAAGCCAGTCCTACAAAGGCTGTACCGAGAAAGGCAACCAATGCAATTAACACTAAAAGTAACGTTTGACGACCGCGTAGAAACAGTCACCACCAACATGATGACGATTGTTATGTGGGAAAGAAAATACAAACGCAAAGCATCACAAATATCAGACGGCATAGGCGTTGAGGACTTGTCGTACATGGCGTACGAAGCGTCACGATCACAAGGCATTGTTGTGCCAGCGTTGCTCGACGATTACATCAAACAAATTAAAAATTTAGAGGTGGTCGATTCAAACGACCCAAAAGTCGACGCGGTTCATACCGCTATGGACTAGCGCAGATACTTGTGGCAACCGGGTTTTGGCCGTCAGAAATAACATTTGAGTTAGACGACATGAACACCGTCATTGAACTAATTAACAAAGAACGCAAAGCACACTAATGGTTACCGAATACGTCATACCTGAAATACACGGCATCAAAGAAGCGCTCGCCGAACTTAACTCGTTTGACAAGGTTTACCGCAAACAAGTAACCAAAGACATTCAACGCGCCGGCGTAAAAATCATTGCGGCCGCACGCGAACTAATACCGTCGTTCAGCAACAGCAAAGGCAACGGCGCACCGCTATCAGGCATGGTACGCGGCTCAATGATCAAAGGTCGCGAAGTGCGCTGGTCAAACGAAAAAGTGCGCGGCGGTTTCAAAATCAAAGTCGGGCAGGCGGCACGCAAAGATCGAGTCGTGCAATTCGCTGGCAAAGACAAAGTATTTTTTAAGGGCACGCCCTATCAACTTATGGTCATTCAACAAAAAGACGCGGCAGGCGCTATCTACGACCATGCAGGTATCCGGTCAAACGACACAACATTTGTCGCCAACCTAAACGTCGAGGAAGGCCGAGCGCCACGCGCACTCGACATAGCAGTAGAACGCAACCGCGCCGAAGTAGAACACGAAGTATTAATGATCGTCGAAAAAGTAATGGACAAACTAAACCGAAACATGCAGGTCAAACATGGCAATTAATATCCCAATTATTTCGTCGCTCGACTCTAAAGGATTTGACAAAGCAATAGCAGAATTTAAGTCATTAGAGGGCGCGTCAGCCAAAACCGCGTTCGCATTAAAAAAAGCGTTCGTACCGGCAGCAGCCGTGTTGGGCGGTTTAGCGGCGGCGGCAGGGCCAGCCGTAAGTGCAGCCAGCGACCTGAACGAAACGATG